CCGTCGATTGGGATGCGTGCGCCAGCGTAGCGGCCAAAAATAATCCAATCACCCTGTTTGCACCAGGCACCGGTGGGGAATTTGGATTGATCGGCATAGGCCAAGGACCCTACCTTCAGGACGTAGCCGCACACTGTGCCAAGCTGCGTTCTGCGCTGTGTTTCTTCGGCCAGGACGATGCCGCCCTTGCTTTTTTCAGCACCTCGGTAGGGGAGAATGGCAATGCGCCACCCTGTAGGCTGGGGAATGGTATTTATGACCGCTTGGTCGAGTTTTTCTGGGTCGAAACCCAGCTCTGAGTAAGCATCTTCAAGGGCAGGCGGTTTGTTAACTGCCTCCTCGGCCCACTTACGCTCCAAGGCGGTCATGTTGATTTCAGGTACTGTTTCGGTTTCCATGGTCTTCCTTTACTTGAGAAAATCGTCTGTGTCGTCCGTGACTTTTCTGAGCAAGTCTTTCACGGAGTCTTCAGCCAGTCTCAAGCCCTCAAGGCGACCCATCATGAAGCGATACCGCTCCATGTCTGTAATGGTTCCGTTCAGGACAATCATTTTTGAATGATCCTGAAGTTTCCTGATCTCTTTCAAAACTGCTTCTGCAAATTCAAGCATGGTGTTTCCATGAAAAGCAGACGGTACAAGGCCCCGTCTGATAGCACTTACTCACGAATCAGTATATCTTAACTGGGCGGTTGCCATCTTTCTTTTTTACTATCTTGTATGGCCCCTGAACTCCTTTTGGAGTTTGCACTCCGTCCTTGGGCTTTTTGGCAACTGGTTTTTTGGCAGCTGGTTTCTTAAGCGGCATATCGGCCTCCTGGTTGTTGGGGTTGACTGACCTTGGCTTGCTGCAACTGCAGCTTCTGCAGGTTAATCTGGTTGGTCTGCTGCGCCTTTTGCTGGTCAAGGCCCAGGCGCTGCTGGTCAAGGCCAATGCGTGCCTTGTCTGCCTCTGCGCGCTGGACAATCTCCTTCTCCTTGAGCTGTATCAGGGGGTCAGGTCCCTCTCCACCGGCGAGCTTCTCCTGCAGTTCGCGCACTTCCTTCATGCCCATGGCAATGTTGATAGCGACGATGCCTTCCTTCTGGATAGCAGAGACCATGCGGTCGGGGTCGGTTCCATACTGCTTGAACAGCTCGACTTCCATGTCCTCTTCTGCCCGCAAACGAATGTGCTCCAAAACATGCTTCTGCAACTCGGCAGCAGACATTGGGTTGGCCTGCAGAATAGGCGACATGCCCATCATCAGGTGCGTTGCAATGTGCGCATCATGCTGCTGGCCGGCAAAGGCCTTGAGCTTCATGCCGTTGAGCACGTCACTGTTCTCCGACGCCGGGTCGCGAGGCATGTTGGTGTTCTGCGGCAGCAGCACACCGTCGATGTCACGGATATTCAACGCCGCATACATGCGGTAGTAGGCCTCGTACATGTTGTGCATGTTCGGGGCGCTCTGGGCCAGCTGCAGCTGCATCTGAGCCAACTGGATACGCTGTGCAGAGCTAAAGATGTTGGGGTCAGCCACCGGCTGCACCGACACCATGGAGTCAAAATCCTTCTTCTTGATCTTGCGGCTGGCACCAGGCACGTCGTAGGGGTACTCGTCCGGCATGTACTGGCCAAAGCCCTCGAACAGCAGGCGAAACTCCAGCGTCTGCGCATAGTGCAGGCGCTTGTGGATGCTGGACATGACCATAGAGCCGCGTTCCAGCAGTGCCAGGGTAGTTCCGACCTGTGCGTACTGGTTGCCGTCGCCAACTTGCATGTCGGCGGTGCTGGACAGGCGCTTGCCCGAGTCCACCAGGAAGCCCATCAGGGCAAACAGCACCTGGCTCGGTTCTTTGTACGGCAAAGGCAGCAAAGAGGCGGCAAGCTCCGCCCCGCCGGCGTCAATGTCGCGCCATTCGCCAGGCTGAATCGGCGTAGAGTCGTCCGCGATCCGCGCGCCACGGGCTTTAAAGCCTGCAGGCAGGTTAGCGAGCGTGCCGGCGTCAATCAGCTGGCGCAGGGCGCTTGTTGCGGCCTTTCCAAGGCCTCCGATGAGGTGTACAAAGCCCAAGCCGTACGCTCCGGGGCCCTCGACCAGCACGTAATGCACAAAATAATTGCGCCGCGTGCATTTTTCGTCGTTTTCTTTGTAGTTGCGACGGATTCCGACCACCTTGAGGGTGTCTTCGGCAAGGGTGACCACGTATGGACGCTTGATTCCGGTCGGTTCGCCGTCTTCGCCCATGTCCTCGAAGCCCGGGAGGTCCAAATCGACCAGTTGCTCAAGCAAAAATATCTCACCAATGTCGTCAGTGGCCTGGATGCCGGTGACTTTGTCAATTGCTTCCTGGATTTGACTCGCATCAGCAGGGGAAGCGTAGGTATCGAGGTTCACATCAAGGTATTCGCCGGCCAAAGCACGCTTGCGGTACTCGTTTGAGTCCATTGCAATGCGGTGAGTCAGGCGCGGGCACTGGGACACGACGCTCGAGCCGTTGTACGGGATGTAAATATCGTCTGCCAGGCACAGTTTTGAAACCATGCGACCCAGTTGATAGTCGTAGTAGACCTTTTTGAAGGTCGAACCGCCGTAGCCAGTGTAGAAAAGCTGCTGATCGAACTCCGGTGTGTACTCTTCCATCACCGTGGTGATCTGGTAGTTCATGAAGTCCTGCACACGGCCGGCCTGTTGGAACTTTTCCACCGTTTCCTTGCCCATGATCTGCGAGCGAACAGGGCCGCCAGCAGGCATCAGCTCCTTGAAGGCCTGTGCCTGGAACTGAATGATGGCCTCGGTCAACATTGGATGGGTCGCGCCCGACGCGCCACGGAAAGGCTTGGTGCGCTCTTCCATGCGAAAGCCCAGCAGATCAAGGCCCTTGGCGTACATGGACTCCCATTCGGAGCGAGAACCCTTGTCGGCCTCAAACAAAGACGACACCTCAATGCCGATGGAGGCCAGGACGTCCGGCTCAATGACCGCTGCCAGGTTGCTGTAAAAATCCACCTCCTCGGCGTCTTTCTCACCCATCTCAACAATGGCTCCACCGTCCTCTTCGATGATGATTTCAATGTCGGATTGGGGTTCCGGGATGCCGCCACCTATTACCACCTCAAGGGTAGGCATCCGGTTCAGTGCTTTTTCGATTGCCATGTGTGTTCCTTAGCTGTGAGCCTTGATGAAAGCCGTGTTCTTGTCGACCTCACCGCCTTTTGCGTAGACGTCTGGCAACTTAATAGCGGGTCGAAAAGGGAATGACGGGCCCTCCCTTTCTGGCAGGACCAAGCGCCCCGATCTTTCAAGTTCTTCTTTCAAGGCCTCAATGTACTCTTCTTGCGTCCTGCGCGGCAGCCCTTCTCTTAGGTCGCCCCGAGGATTGATTTGCACAAGGCTTGTCCGCTCGCCTCTTTCGGCCAAAGCACGGTTTCTGTGGCGGCCCTCGTGGCCCCTTACTTCCGGTTTAACGGGAAGCCCTACCTCATCTTTGTACAAGTTCAAATAAGGCACCTCTTTAAATCCACCCTGTAAACGACTCAAATAGTCAACGTACTGATCTGTTGTTGTAGTGTACTTGTCCGGAACGCCACTAAAAGAGGGCTCAACGTCTGATTTGCGATTTTTTGTAAGCTCCAAAGCATATTGTTCAAAATCAGCCGGCTTAAGGGTAATCAAAGCCTGAGCGTTGTCGCCCGTAAAAACTTCTCCAAGTGCGCCTTTTTCAAACAATTCTTCAAGATTTGGTATTTCGTCGGCCGCACGTTCAACGCGTCTTGCGCCGTAGTTTCCCTTTAGGTCGCGCACAGCTTTTATAAGGTCCTTAATTTCATCGGGCCGCACTGCCAGTGCCAGGTTGCCTGTTGCCTCTAGGCGCTCACGCAAGGGATCGTATGCTGTGTCAGGGATGTCCTGCGCCTTGCGCCCGGCCTTGCGAACACGAGCGCGTTGAACTTCCCCTACCGTGAGGTCCTCCAGTGTCTTAGCCGCATCCCCCGCAGCTTGACCAGTTTTCTTTGCGCCCTTGACAGCCGCGCGTGTCACGCCGGCGGGATTGGTCATGTTGGACAGCAGTTGGCCGGCGGTGTAGAAGCCCTTGGCGGTCGGGTCGGTAGGCGGTGCCTGGCGAATACCCGCCTGGGTCATCTTCTCCTTGAT